CACCCGCACCACCCAAGGAACGGATCAAGGGAAGCAAGACCAATCCCGCGGGCACCGCGTCCACCAGGTCGAAGGCAGGCGATATTGAGATATCGGCCGCCACCGAAGAGGCTCTGAAAAACAAGATTGCCGAATATAAAAAGCGCTACCCCACCAAAACACCGCCCACCCTCGGCACGCTCAAAAAGGTATTTCGCCGGGGCGCCGGGGCGTTTAGCAGCAGCTTTCGCCCGACGATTGGCGGTGGCAGGCCGAACAGCCGGACAGCTTGGGCCATTGCCCGAGTTAACAAGTTCCTGACTATGAAAGCTGGTGGCACGGTTAAGAAGTCCTACCGAGAAGCTGACGGCGATCTGCTTTGACATCGTGCTGGGCTACATGCCCAACAAAATCAAAAGCGTATCAATTTTAACTGCGGGCGAGGCCAAGGGCCATGACCTGCTGATCGATCAAACCAGCCTGCAGCAGGCGCTGGCCGTGGCCAACACCATGGGCCGGATCAAGGTAACCAACGGCCACGGCGTTAAGCAGGTCATGGATATCTTGGGATTCATTGATGGATTCAGGATCGAGGGCGACCGACTGATGGGCGATCTAACCCTGTTCAACACCAACGAAGCGCAATTTGTACAGCACTTGGCCGAGGTACTGCCCGAGGGCTTTGGTTTGTCGCTGACCTTCAGCGGAGTGCCCGAGGAAAAAGAGGGCAACCGATTCGCCAGGGTAACGGAGATCTACGACATCTCCGTGGTCAGTACACCGGCCGCCAACCCTGCCGGCATCTTTTCTGCCTTCACAGCAGTTGACATCAAAAAACTTCAAATGAACGAAGCACCTGTTGAAGTAAAGAAAGAGCTCAGTGAGCCGACTGTTGTCGTGCCTGCTCCGGCTCCAGAACCCGAAGCCACTCCCGCTCCCGCTGAAGCCAAAGCCGAACTCGGCGACGGCATGTACAAGAAGGACGAGGAGAAAATGGCAGAACCTACTTTGACGGATATTGCAGCCATGCTTTCTCAGCTCATCGCCATGATGAAAGAGGACGAAGAGCCGGAAGCACCCAAGGTCGAGGCCAAAGAAAAAGACGAGGACGAAGAGTCCGAGATGAGTGCCCAGACGCCCAAGAATGTTATCGCTTTGGAAAAAGCCAAGGCCGACGCCGCTGGTGCGGTGGCGGTACCCGCTGAACTGAGCCAACCGCTCGGCCGGGCTGAAATCCTCAATCAATTCAACGCGGAGACATCGCCGGCCCGAAGGACGGAGATGCTTCGCAAACTCGGACTGTAATCCAGTCCACTAGGAGAACACTACAATGGCCAACACAATCGGAACAACGAATGCGAATGTAATCGCGCAGAGGGCTCTTGAGATCCTCGTAGCGGACTATAGTTTTTTGCGCAATGCAGTAACGGACTTCAGCTCTGAAGCCGCGAAGTATAACGCATCAGTATTTACCCACCGCATCTCTGCGACGACCGCCCAGGACTATTCACAGTCCACCGGCTACGCAGCGACTGCGACCACTCAGACGGACGTGCAGATCACTCTCAACAAGTTCAAGCACGTTTCCTACTCTGTGGATGATCAAGAGCGTACCAGCTCCAACATCAACCTGATCGAGCGTTTCGCCGGTGCGGCCGCTCACGCCCTGGGCTTGCAGATGGTCGGTGACTTGCTCGCGCTCGTCACATCGTCCAGCTTCACCAGCGCATTGACGGTGGCATCCTCGGCCTTCACCTACCGCTCGGTAGTGTCGGCTGGTATCACCCTTAACAACGCCAACGTGCCGGTCAACGGCCGCTACGCTGTGCTCAACCCCAGCTTCTACGGCGCTCTTTTGAATGACACGACCGTCGTAGCCAATCCCCAGATCACCGGCGACCTCGTTCGCACGGCTGGGATCGGCAATGTGGCTGGATTCAACATCAACCAGTACAGCGCAGTGCCTTCCAACAGCATCACGCTCGGCGGATTCTTCGCCCAGCAGGAAGCCCTCCTGATCGCCACCCGCGTTCCGGAAGTTCCTACTGGCGTCCCCATCCCTGGAGACATCAGCGTGGTCACTGAGCCCAAGACCGGCCTATCCGTCATGGTCCGAGAGAATTACGATGTGGTTCTCGGGAAACTCCAACGCACCTACGCCCTGATCTACGGCGTGAAAGCCGGAGAGACATCGAGCTTGGTCCGTATCAACGGAAGCTAGTTCACTCGGGGAGGGCGGTGGGCTGAAAGGCTCACCGCCCTTTCCACTTATAGAAATCCTCTCATGTCTGAATTCACAGAGTGCCTGAAAGAAAGTTTGGCCGCTCTATACGAGCAAACCGGCACGGCCGCCACCATCGGAGCCACTAGCGTCACCGGCGTGCTTTCCACTATCACCCGAAAGGAAGCGGTCGAGCTGGGCGGATTTGATCTGGATCTTAACTCTACCTTCACCATCGACGTGGCGAACCTAGCCACTGCACCCACTATCGGGTCTGTTCTGGTAGCCAATTCGGTCAGCTACCGCGTTGCCACCATCGATACATCAATCGGCTCTTACGTCTTGGGTTTGCGGGAGTTTTAGGATGGCAACCCGAGATCCTAAAATATCAATTTACCTGATCGCCGGCCATGAGGCTCAGTTTATCGACCGCTGCCTCAAGGCATTCCAGCCACTTTGCGACGAGCTGGTGGTTTGCATGGCCCAAGGCGGCCGGCCGGATGACGGCACCAGGGCAATCGTGGAAAAGTCAGGAGCCAAGGTGGTCGAGTACCACAACGGTCCAGCCGGGGCCAACTGGCCGCATATTGATAACTTCGCCGCGGCCCGCAACACCGCGCTGGATGCCTGCACTGGCGACTATGCTGTCTGGGTGGATTGCGATGACCTACCCGCTAAAGACCTCAAAAACGCGTTTAAAAGGGCTCTGGCAACGTTTGAATCAAATCCCAAGGTCGGGATCTATGCGGGCGTATATAACGTAATAAACGCCAAATTAACCCCAGTACGCGAGAGGATGGTGAAGCGGTTAGAGAACGGCTGGACAGGGCGCTGGCACTACGCCGTTCATGAGGCGCTATTGCCGCTGCCCGGATATGAGTCAATCGGCGAGCAGACGCCATGGATTGAGCACCACCCCGGTGGCTACAAGGCAGGCAGCGCTGAGCGCAACCTACGCATCCTACAGGGCCAGCTCAGCGAGGCGGGCAAGTACGCTTACTACTTTCAGCAGGAACTATACCTTTCCAACCGACGCCAAGAGTCGGAGCCGTGGTCGCACGTGGCGGCTATCTGGCCCGGACAGGAACCGACGCTGGCTTACGAATCCATGTGCAACTACGCCACCGCCGTGGCTGACAGATCCCGGCGGATCAAGCTATACCACCGGGCGCACCAGATGGCGCCGGGGCGTAGGGAAGCCATCTACTATCTAGCCCGGGAAGAAGCCAGCGTGGGGGCGTGGCTATCGGCTTACCACCTCCTGAAGTCAGCCATGGTACAGCCCGATCCGGGCGTCAAGACATGGAACGCCCAGCGCACTGTCTATGACTTTGAGTGTATCGATCTATACCTAGCCGCTTGCAAGGCCGTGGGCGATACCACCGAAGCCGACAAGATCGAAAAAATGTGGAGGGCTCAGAAGCCGATTAAGATCACAGTCTGCCACGCCACCCGGGGGCGACCACAGGAAGCTATCAACGCCCGCATCCTTTGGATGAAAAAAGCGGCTGATCCGGCATCGGTAGAGTGGATCTATTCGTGCGACGATGACGACGAGAAAGCCAAGCCGCTAAAGAACTGGGGGATGATATCAGGCAAGGGCGGATGCGTGGCAGCTTGGAACCGGGCGGCCGCCGTGGCCCAAGGAGAGATCATCGTGCAGGGATCGGACGACTTCGATCCTCCGCTGCATTGGGATACTATCATCACCGAGCGCCTGGTCGATTTAAGCAAGCCGGCGGTCTTGGCCGTATCTGACGGCCACCGTAAAGACGACCTGCTGTGCATCGCCATTCTAACCAAGGCCCGGCTCAGACAGCAGGGCACGTTGTTTGCCGAAGAGTACGACGCCTGCTCCGGCATATTTTCCGACAACGAGTACACGGCCCGAGCGGCCAAGGATGGCGTTATCATCCCAGCCAAAGACATCGTCTTTACCCACAATAATCCGCTGTTCACCGGGGCAACTCAGGACGCGGAATTTAAACGCCACAATGCCCAGGCCAACTATGAAAAGGGAGAGAAGATATTTAAGGAACGAAATCCGTGATTAGCCTGCCAGACGTTACCTTTGTAATCGTGGAAAATCGTTGGGCTGATCGAGTGCAAAACTTTTGTAACTATATTCGCCAGCACGTATCTGACGCAAAGATTGCCGTCAAATCCGACCTGCCTGCAGTGGCCGATAAATCACACTATGATCGTTTTTGCTCGTTGGAATTGCACACGATATTCGACACGCCACACGCCTTAGTCTGCCAGCTTGACGGCTACCCAGTGAACTGGTCGAGCTGGGAAGATGATTTTTTAAGTTATGATTACATAGGCGCACCATGGCCACAGGAATGGGTGGCAGAAGGCTGCAGAGTTGGTAATGGGGGGCTGAGCCTTAGAAGTCGGCGCCTGTGCCTGGCGTTGTCTCGCCAGCCTTGGGTTGCCTTGCCAGATGACGTTTTTATCTGTCAGCACGCTGCCGAAGAAATGCGCAGGCAAGGGATGCGATATGCCCCGCCCGCAGTCGCAGCTAGATTTTCGGTTGAGCATCCTGTCCCTGAATCAGTCTTAAAACCATTCGGCTTTCATGACATCCGATTTCATCCGCACCCAGCGT